TACCCATTTGAGGAAAATATACATTAATACACTGTAATAATCGTTTTTCATATTCTTTTGTAAGAACATTACCTTCAAAAAAACGTTGTATAATATACGCAGCCATCTCATGCGGATGCTCTTGTTCAGCTACATCAACATTCTTTCCTACAAATTTCTCCCATTCTTCTGGTACAAATGATAACCATTCTTCATTTTCTACATTATAAAATACAAGCTTAATTCTCCCTAACTCAGGTTCATTCTTATTTTTATATATAGGTACAATAATCCATTTATCTTTCCATATATAATTCCTGGACATAAATGTATCTGGATTATATCGTCTATGCACCTCCAACTCAAATGGTACCGATGATGTCCATTTTTTAATATTCCATGCTTTTTCATACACCGTATCCCATAATTCAATATTTTCACGCTGACTTATATGCACTGCTTCGTGAATTATTGTTGACTTAATATTAGGATTATTAATTCCATTCGGGATACATATAAGTCCAGGACGCGTATGAGGCATCCCTCCATCGGCGGTTTCATGTAAAAAAACAACATCTGTTTTTTGTGATATCCATTTAGGTACATATTCTAATACTTTTAACTCATCTCCTATGTTTTGTGTTTTACCTACATCAATTACTTTATATGTCTGATTTAATCTTGCTATCTTATTTGGCCATGAATTACCGCAAGTTGTTCTATATTTATCAATCTTCTCTGCTTCATTTAAAAAACGCTGCCCAACATCTATTCCTAATAAACGCGGCTTCCTTTTTTCTTCTTCTTTTGTCTTTGTTATAGTTTGACCCATTAAATATACCTACTAGTATTGTTGTAAAATTTTTAGATACTGTTAGCATGTTAATGCATTATTTTTTAGTTGTCACCTTAGTTTTAGTTTTAGCAGCAGCAGCAGCACTTTCGTCCGATGATGATTGATCTGACGAGTCTGACTGTTTAACTTTAGTTAACATTAGTGCAGACTCTGCTGCTTTTGCGGCAGCTGCCCGTCGTGCCCTACCTGATTCTCTTAGAAGGATATCAGCCGCAAACCATGTATCAAGTTGCATCTGCTGTTCTTGTGACTTAATTGATGGTTTTTTAGATTGTGGTAGTTTACTCAAACTTCCTACAGCTCCTGATGTTGTTATTTTAGAGGATATTGTGCCTCCTGCTCCTCCAAACATATTCATAAAATTTTTAATTGCAACTTTTTCATTAATCTTTTTAGAATGGTCCAAAATATCTCTAAATAATAACTCATATGCAATTCTATCCCTAACAGAGAACTGCGCATCCTCATCCATATCCCTATAATTTGCTGGCAGCATTCGTTTATCAAACCCTGGGACATGTTCTAATAGAATTGCAAACATCTCACCTACTGGTTTACTAATTTGATGCTCAATATAATATGCATAATCAGGCTTCAATCCAGTTTCCTTAATAAATTGTGGCGTTTCAATCTTATCTCCTTGTAACTTACTTGCTTCTTTTCCAGTAGGTGGCATAATATATACATATCCAATTCGGTCTCCTGCTGATGGTGCATTTCCTGGATCTCTTTCCATAATTCTGTTAGCAAGTACTTTATGTGCAATACTATTAGGGTTTGCATATTCAGCTCTCAATGATTTTGTAATTGTAAGTTGTGACATAGGCACACGTCCTTCCACTAAATCCAAACATCCTTGACGAATCATTTGATATGCGGATGGCACATCTTTATCTTCAAGAACTTTCTTCATAGCAGCTCCATAGATTGTTTTCAAGATTGGCGCATTATCTCTGCGTTTGAGTGAGATACCCATATATTTATATACATAATCGTCTGGTTTTGCGTCATTTTCAAACATCTTACCAGCATAACGTTTCTTTGAGAAAAGTAAGATTGGGTCAAATACTTTATCAAACTCAAAGTCGTGAGGAGACTTCAATGCCTGTGTTACAAGCTCACCAGCCTCTGCTGTCAACTCAATTGTAGCAATGCGCGCTTCACGACCAGTTAGCTTTTCTCCAGTCTCTGGATTACGCGGGTTGAACTGGATGAATAGTGAATCTGTATTATGTACCACAAGAGCGCCTGGGCCAACTGCGAAGTGATGGTTTTCAGTTTCTAAATCATATACATATGCATCTTCGCCTGGATGGGGCAATTCAATAATCTTTTTAATACTAATAGGGTCTTTTCTCTGTTCCTTTTTGGTCATTGTTAATCTAAATACATCCTGTTTAGAGGAACGATTATTAATACTAATATTATATCCAAGACGACGTCCAATTAGATATAGTCCATGACATACTTCTTTTCCTTTTTGATCAAAACGACAATATCCATTTTTATCTTTATCACCATCTCCTGCATAAAATCCATCCCAGAATGATTTTACAATATTAATATGTGCATTTAATATACAAGAAGGAACCTTCTTTTCTCTATGATTATTATAAAATAGTTCTCGGTACTTTTTAGCAATTTCGGTAGTATTTTCTTTAGAAAGTACTAATTTATATACACCAGAACTTTTAATTGTATCTAAAATTGTTGTATTAAATGTGCATTTCTCTTTTGCCTTTTCTAATAATTTCATATCAGCTTTATTAATTGCCCATGTAGCTTTAATTCCAGAAGGACAGTTATATACATCAGCCGATCCATCTGCCATAAATAAACCCATAACCCATGCTTCATTTTCTGTAATTTCACAATCAGTACCAAATAATTCTTTGTACTGTTCAAAGTTGTGTAATAATTTAGTTCCAATTGTAACAGATGATGGCTTGCATTCCTTTCCATCAGATAATACTAAACTATGATCTTCTGTTGCATCAACAACACCAGAATGTGTTAATACTCTATATAGTTTCTTTAAAGGGTCTAGGCGGTGACGAATGATTCTATTAACTTTCGTAAATCCTCTTTCAGTCCATACTTGAATATTTGATGTACTTAAATCAATTGCATTTTTAGTGTCGTGATATAATTCCCATTTAGAATCATTTTCGTCAAATATTTCATCAATACGAGTTAGTTCAGTATTAGTATTATTTTTAATTAATAAAGGGGTGTCACCTGTTACAGAATCACCATATACAGTTTTTGCTTCACAGCGTACATCACACCGCGAGTCTGCATTACCTCCATAAAACGTCTCAATAATATTCTTGGCAAAATAGATTTGTTTGCGGCCATATCCAGTTACAGATGCAGCTAAATGTTGTAATCTAATTTTAAATGTTGGTGATCCAAGCTGACCATATAGAGAGTTAGCAGTAATTTTATACGCATTTTGTTCAGCATCAAGTAAAGCAGCACGGAGCGGGTCTTTTTCCTTCGCACCTTCATTACGCTTTGCCTTTCTTGCTGCTAACAACATCTGCAAAATCTGTGGAACAGTTCCCAATGCATCTTGAGCATATCTACATACACGAGTACCTACACGAGCCTTTTTGGGGTGTTTTGATGTATCGTCAGGGTCTGCTTTTAGAATATCAAACTCAATATCAGTTGACGGAATTTCAGATGGGTCATCGTATTCATCAGAACCCCAGGAGAATCCAATAAAATTTCCACCTAAATCATAATCCTTTGCCCAAATAATTTTATCGTGACTAATATTCTCGCTAATCATCGTTGATGGATACAGAGAAGCAAAATCTGCAACTCCCACAGGCGACTCATGTAATCCAATAATAGGATCAAGTACAATAGCACCCTCATATTTATCAACATTATGTCTATTCTGAGATGGAGCAGGCATCACCATGATTGTCTGATTTCTTTTATACGTTTCCCTAAAGATAAGCGACTCAATCTTAATACCTTGACCACGTGTCATAATATAACTAACAGGTACAGTACATACATTAGCCATAGACATTGCAGTATTGAATACTTCCAACTTCTTATAGAGATCAATAACTAGTTCACAATCCTGAATACAGTAAGCACCAAGTTTAGCGCGGTCTGCGTCAGTTCCACGATGGAACTTGAAGATTTCTTGAGGAGATACATCGTCTTTCACGATAACCCATTTAGTTGCCTGCCCCCAATCTTCTTCTACATCACCTTCAATTACAATTGTATTATCTGATAAACATTCTTTGATAACCATTTTATCACTTAGCTCTTCACCTGTATCATCTAGCAAAACAATAGCACGACCTACGCGGGCATCTGATACACCCGTTTTAACTTTACATTTATATTGAAAGTTGTTGACTTGTTCAATCTTCTCAAGTTTACCTGACATATACACTTTCGCAACATTATCAAGCTTATAGCTTTCAAGTACTGCTGTACGACGAATATACTGATACAAGTCAACTTGTAGGCGTCCTTGTGCTGTGAACATATAGAGGAAATTATCACCAAGGGCTGAAGAAGATAAGAATTTCTCTTCTGACTTTAAAACGCCGCCTAGAGAAATTAGGCGATTGAGGCCTTGGAGATCCTCTTCTTCACAAATACCTTTATCATTACAAATACCATGTTCTTGACAACGTTCCCATACATAACGTTCATCAAAACCAAATACATTGTAACCTAATAGAATATCTGGGTCTACCTCTGTCATCCATTTACCCCATCCAAGAATCATTGAGCGTTCATCAGGGTATGAATGAACGGTTGCGCCTGGGATGGGGGAAATTGAAGGAAATGCGAAAATATGTCTGTCTGGTTCACTGCCGTGGGACCAGAGTACAACACCAATTTGAATAGCAGGGTCTCCTTTTAGGGGTATTTTATCATTAAGTGCGCGATTTAATTTTGTCGCAAGGTCAGCGAATAACTCTTTATCTTTTGAGCCAGCGTGTCCTACAAACTCTGATAAATTAAGTGTCTGAATACGTGCACTAATTGTCTCTGTTGTAAGACGACCTTTAGGATTGATAGGTGTAATTCCTGGAAGAGGTGTCTGGGTATATGCACTTACAAGAAGTTCTTTTGCATGCTTATCGGATGTTGCTGTTAGAGCAATTTCCTTTGAAGTCTTTGTGTAATCCTTTTTAGCCAAAGGGAAGTCTCCAGAAGCGGAATAACACTCTATATCCCAAGATGCTACAACAAAAGGAGCGGATATTGGCATCTGGGTGGGGTCAATATCTTCCCAGTGACATTCAATCTCCATTGGAGCTGGAATCTCTTCTTCGTGTTTAATACAGGCCCACCCACAAGGTTGAATATTACGTAAATGGAAGAAGCGAAGCATAGGGTCTAGATTAGCTTCGTATACTTCAGGGGCTGTTTGAAAACCATTGAGCTTCTTATTAAATTTAAGGGCTGGTTTAGATTCCTGGTCAAGAAAGAGATTCTTAATTTTTCTGAATGCATTAATACTATTAGTTGTAATACGTGCAAATGGGAAAAGTTCATCTTGAGTATAACCGATAAACATTTTACGTTCTTCAAATGTAATATCAAAGATTGTAGAGTCAATCTTATGACTTTTAATGTAATCACGAAGAGCTGTAATATGTTGCGCGCGCCCACTTCTATTAGGGATACGAATAAAGAAGAACGGTCTAAATCCAGTTACATCAATACGAACATTAAATCCAGCAGTTGTCTTTCCAAATAGATGGATAACCATTTGGTCTTTTGCGGATACATCTAATTGTTTCTTTTGTGTCCTTTTAGAGTGTTTAGCACTCCAAGTGCTTCCATCAGATGCATCAGAATCATAGCAGACTTCTTTTGTTTTTTCATCTTCATGCAACGTTCGCTGATCACGAGCAATAATATCTAATATTTGAAAGGTCAACATGAGTTATTATTAAGTACAGTGTACAATTTGTTTAATTTTTGTAATT